ATTCCCGTTGTTGGCAGCGATTTTTTAATGAACACCGACAGGCAGGCGGCTATTCTCTCTTTCACGGAGACAGCCGTCATGAACTCGTTAGTATCCCTGATTCTGGTTATCGTCGGCGACATATCCGACATCTCCCTAATCTGGGACGGGCGCTCCTTCGTGTACATAAAAATGACATATTTTGCATCTATGTACACTGGTTCACTGATGGATATGCCGTCAGCACTGTAGCGCCTTATCCAGTAGCCCTGTGGTTTGTTGTACTCGTTTAATTCAATGCCGCCTACAACCTTGTTTCCCTGCTTTTTCGGTGTCATCTGTGAACTATCAAGCTCATCCACCTCGAACAGCTGAAGCTGTAGCGGAAGGAAGCCGTTTCCTGTGTATCTTTTTACTATGAGAATGCCGCCATCTATTTTCTTTCTCTTTACGCACATCCTCATAATCTGGTCAAAGCTTTGTGTGCCTGTCACATCACAGTTTCTTTTTTCACACCATTTCTTCCAGTATCCTTCGATATCCTTATTAAGCCTTTCCCTGTCTGTCCGGGCTTGCAGGGCATACCCTCCGCCTATGACATTTCTTGTGTATGCCCTTACAACAGAGTTCATCATGTCCGAGTTTCTTTCAAGGTCTCTCGCTCTTGCTCTGACATTGTCCCTGCTGTATCTGTCCGTAAACTCTGCTGACTGGTTCATTACCCTCCAGTTCGCATTTCCCCGGGTGTAATCCCCGGCATCGTAGTTTCTGTATTCGTCAAGCGTCATCTTCCACGCCTCACGCTTCGCTCCCCACTCGGGAGATACGAAGCTAATTAAATTATCAAGCCAGCTCATAATTACCTCCCGTTAAACACAGCCACATAGCAGTCATCCAGTAACTGTGTCTGGTTATCTGCTGCCAATTGTGCCGTTAAATCATTTTGCATGTCCCTAAGCAACGACAGGTCAGCTCTTGTGAGCTGTCTTGTACCTATCTTGTAGCTCTGACCACCGACAAGCACTGAGTATATTGCATTATTTACTTCTTTCAGCATCTCTGCTGCGGTGAATTCTGTATTTACATCTGCCATATCTTCCTCCTATATCCACTTGCCTTCGTGCTGGGCTATCCAGTTTTCTTCCGGAGTATACTGTTCTGTCTGTTGCACCGGTGCAACTTCCGGTTTTTGTCCCTGCAGGTGAAGCATTCGCACACCCAGCGTGTCAGCTGCTGCCATCGCATACACCTCGCAGTCAAGATAATGATTATCTGCGTGACTTGTTTTAATCACCCATTCAAGCCTCTTGTGTTGTCCACTCTTAACGCTGACCTTATGCTCAGCCGTAACCTGCTTTGCATATTCCATGTCACAGTCCTTGTATACCATCCATGAGCCCGTTCCATTCTCTTTCCTGAGTCTCGATGCAATCATGTCCTTGTATTTGCCGCCATCCACCAGCACCAGGTTCATACCATGTGCTATGGATGTGGTTTTATTTACTGTCGAAAATTTATAATGGCTCTGCATCGGGTTTGATGAACCCTTAACCGGCAGCGCCCAGTCCATATTTCTTGCGCAAAAGTCATAAGTACTGTCTGCGTTATAACCTGAGTCGATAAGACACAGGTCAACCACCATAGGATGTCCGCTTTCAGTCGTGTACTGTAGATTCATGACTTCTTCTATCTCATCGAACGAAAAAGCCTGCCCATGTGCTACATTCTGGGATGTTATATAGTCGCCCCACGCTCTTATAGTCCAGTACAGACAGTTTTCCTGCACATCCACGCCACCAGTGAGAAGCTTCGCCCAGTCCGGAACAATAAGCTCCGGGATGTCAGTCTGTCTCTCAAGCACAAGCTCTGCACTGGTCTTTAATTTTGTATCTTCCCATGGTTCTGCCAGCCATGAATTAACAAAGTTCTGTAGTTTCTCCGGGTCATCCTTCGAGCTCAGGAACTCCAGTGCAATCTCTGACCAGGTCAAAAATCTCGAATACAGGGCATTGAGCCAAAATGACACCCTGCGCGCCTTACCGACACAGTTCTTTTTCACATCCTGCCATTTTCCCTTGCGCAGCATCTTTATTTTGTCTTTGTCTGTAATTTCACAGCCGCATTCCTGACATATATACACGGCAGTCCGTGCCCTCTCCTCGTTGGTCAGGTTCTCATCACCGGAAAAATGTATCTGTTTCCACCTGAATACGATAAATTCTCCACAATGTGGGCACGGTACAAAATAATTTCTCTGTTCGTCAGCCTCTTCATGTATGTTCCAGACATAATTTGTTTTCAGTGTTGGCGTGGATGTTGTATATATCTTTTTCGAATATGTGTATGTCCTTGTTCTTTCCTTCGCCAGATTGTACGGAGACGCCTCTTTTCTGGTTGCGCCCTCCATCTTGTCAATTTCATCAAAGAAAAGAAACTTTATAGCCTTCGATGCAAGCTTTCCGGGTGAACCGGAACCACGCAGGTATATATTCATACCCCGGAATTTAAGATTTAACTCCTTTGAAGAGTTTGGGTAAAAGCGTTCTGCAATCTCCGGCGTCTTGGTAAGTGAAGGCTTTAATCTGTCGTTTGATGTGTCCTTTGCAAGGTCATCAGACGGATATATAATCATTGTTGGAGATGGGTTATCCATAATAATCCACCCCAGCATATTAAGCATTGCCTCAGTTCCTCCGACCTGTGTCGGCTTTACAAAGTTGATTTCCTGTATATACGGGTCATTAAATGCATCCATCACCCCAACAAGATACGGAGTAATGTCATTTGACCATTTTCCGGAGAAATTGCTGGATTCATCAAGTATTCTGTACTTTTCAGCCCACTCGCTAACCGTCAGTTTTTCCGGTGCTTTGAGTACATTTTTGATTGTATTGACAAATAACGCTCTCGTTCTTGCCCTGGACCTCTGGTGTTCAATTGACGACATTCCATCACTCTTCCTCGTCTTCATCCTCGCATATCAGCTCAGATATGCTGTCATTATCTATCTTCAATGGGTCATATTCTGACAGTTCCTCTAGGGTCTGATAGACCTCTTTTTCCAAAATATCCATAATCACATTGACATCATCTTCCCCGACAACAAGTGGTGACACCTTTTGCGGTATAGTAAGCAGCCGGTTCTTAAACCTTACAAGCATGTCTGTTAAAAAGCGCTCGACATCCTCCGCCTCATGCAGCTCCCTACGAAGCTTCCGGAGCTTCAGCATACTGATTTTTTTCTTAATCTGCTCATGTTCAGCCTGCTCTTTCTCCTTTATCAGCGTTGTACCCTGCTGGGTTTCCGCTTCCAACTTGTAATTTATGTATTCCGGGATGCATTTTTCCAATTTGTACTTCTTTTGCTTGTCACCAACCGTTGAATCACCCGAAAATAAGCCAAATTCATTCTTAAGTTGTCGAACTCTTCTGTCCGTCAGTCCCAAAATTGAAGCTAATTCTTTTTGATTTACTTCCATTTGTACGCCTTTTTCTCATTTTTCTAGCCGAAAGAGGAAGGAAGACCCGTCAAAAAACTTTTCAAACAGAGCCAAAAACCGGGCTCGTCCGCACCCGCAAGAGGGTTCCCGCCGGGTAGTACCTTGAGGTGTTTTTTATTTGTTCTTTGTCTTTCTCTTTTGTGCCATCTATCCTTTTTGTACGCTTGAGGCATCCTTATGCCCCTGTCTCCCCTGCACGCTGTGCTGCTGGCGGGGCAGCGCACGCTCGTGTGTATGTGTGCTGCGCCTGCCTGTGCCTGGCATGGCGCCTGTCCATGTATATGTGTATACATGGACAGGCGCTGTGCACAGCATCCCTCCTCTTGTCTCTTGCTGTGTGCTTGCCATAGCATCAGTGCGCAGACAGCGTGCGCAGCGTCCAGCCTTATTCACTTCAAAGCTCTCTATTCTTTTTCCTGTTCTTTTTTCTGATATATTTTTCTGAAATTATTTTCTGAAAAATTTTTTAGGTAAATATTTTCTCATCCCATAAATGCCGCCCGCTTTTGCAGGCGGCTTGGAGGAAATAGAAAATGTACACCTATGTATGTCCAATTATTATTTTAATTGTTTTGGCGTCCTAAATTTCCCCTAATTTCAGAAATTATTTTTTGCGTTAAAAAAGCGCTGAAACCCTAGTAAATACTCGGGCTCACGCATTTTTGAGCATAAAAATAAACCAAGGTTTTGACGCCCTGGTTTATGACTTGATTTTAAAAAATTATTTTTTTGTTTCTTCAACAAACGCTTTCATCATCTCTGTTAATTTGCCCGCTTGTGATACGCCTGCCTTTTCGCAAGCCTCGGCAAATGCTTCTACAGTGTCCCTTTTCAGCTTATAGGATTTTGACACATAGCCTGCCTTTTCATTCCACACATCCTGAGGGCGTTTCTTTTTTGGTGCTTCGTTGTTATCCATGCGTATACCTC